TCCTGTATTTGAGATGTAATAACGAATCAGCTTATTGTATATAGTCTTCTCACCTGTGGACCTATCTATGCCTTCATAATGGAAATCCTTGCTAGCCTTTTGTCTCAGGCAGAAGTCAAAGATATTATTATGAGTCCTAATAGTAGTGTCAACAGGTATATTATGAAGAAAATATTGTTCAAGAGCCAAAGGTATAACTCTTCCTGATTTGTTCTTATGAAGCTCGAAATCCGTGAGAAAATCGCCTTTCTTCTTAACTTCTCCATCTGTTTTTATCGCAAGATAATCATTTACTGTGGAAAATACAATCTTTTGATAGTCAGTGCGTTCTAGCTCATATTTAGTGAGCTCTGCCCACCATGTGTTCAATTCATGCATCTTGGGTATGAGGTGTTTCTTTATTCTGATAGTAACACCATCTGTGTTAGCAGATATAACGTGTATACCAGCTGTTTCATACGCCTCAATGAGCATCATGAGACTCAATTCACCTGTAATAGTGGTGAACATAGTGAGCTGTCTATCATAGATCCAGTTTTGCATGTCACTTGACTTACCATAAACAGAGTTTACAGCAAGCTTCAGCGCACCTACAATACCCTTAATCTTCTTATCCTTCTTAGCTAAAGGCTTGAGTTCCAATCTCTTTTCAAACATGGCTTGATAACCTCGTAAGAATGCTGGTCCCAAGTGTTGTGGATAGCGTCCATTATTGATGATGATGGCTGGATAATAGGAACTAACGTCCCAATCAATGATCTCATGCTCATCATCAGCCTCAAATATCTTTGGGCTATTCTCTGTGTGCAACCCACCCTTCATAAAGGAATAGACATTGTTGTAGAAGTGTAGCTCCTCTTTAAAGTCATCCTGCAAGCCTAGACTCAACCTCTTTATCTTCTTGAGGAAGTCTTGTAGCTCTTTGGTTTGAAACTCTACATATGGTGCTATACAGTTCTTTACAGCAATAGTCTTTCTGAAATACCCTTTCTTGGGAAGTTCTTTGTATTCTATTCCCTTCTCTTGACAGTAGTATTTCTTAATCATCTCATCCCCTATCTTACTGTCTGAATAGTTCAGACATGGTATACCAAACTCAGCTTCAATATCCTGTCTCAGCTCAATCTGGTTGTTTCCCTTGTACAATGGATGATTAGTGTCACCAATAGTGACTAGATAAAACTGATACGTGGCCCAAACATCATTCAGACAATATTCTGTTGTCTTATTGATATCATCATCTGTGAACCCTATCTTATCATGAGGAATAGGCATCTCTTCAATATTCTCAAGATCCATTTCAAACTCCAACCTCTTTAAACTAACACGTCTATTCTTGTTGTCAAAGTGGTGGATTCTAAACAAATCAATCTGTTTGAGAGATAGGTCATATTCTCTGTATTCAGGGAACACATCATGATTAGCATCATCAATAACATCTGTGGCCTTCTGATGGATTCTAGCTGTAATTTCTAGACTAGAAAGCTCATGCCAGTCATGGTGACTACGTATCACCCATTCTATCACCTGAGAGTCAAAGCGCAAGTTGTTGTAGCCCACCCAATGATGGTCTCTGTGTTTCTCTGTGAAGTTAATGAATGCATCTAGCATGTTCTGGTCTTTATTCACCTTGAACGCTCTATATGGTTCACCAGGAATAAGACACACCACCAAGAAATATTCTTTAAGCGTTTCTATGTCATAGATAATTACCTTCTCCATCAATTATTTCTTTTTAGCAGCTTTCTTCTTTGCAGCCTTTTTCTCTTTCATCTCGTTTTCAGTGATAACCACCTGAATAGCTATTGCCATCATTTGTCTAAATGTGTTATTCTCATCATCATTGTCCATGAGACAAGCAAGAGCTGCTATTAATGTTTGAGGGTCACCTTTTGTTTTCACTGTACACTCTTCATCAGCATTACATATAATGGTGAGACGTGCTACTTCTTTTGGATCTTTTTTTTCTGGCATTTGATTAATTTTAAAAGCCCACCCCTAATATGAGGTGGGCTCAAATTTACTTTATTTTACGCAAGCGAACAACTTTTTTATAGTCATCCGAAGGACAATAATACATCTTGTTATTCTCCAAGATCAACCTATTAGTTTTCTTACGTGTGAATATAGCTTCTATGAGCTTATTAACATTTGGATTGTCACAATCATCAGAATAAACTAATGGTCTTATTGGGCTCCATGAGGAGCGGTAAACGAGGGTTGCTGCCATAATTGTATGCTTTTATGTGTGATTAGAAATATATGCGAATATGGTCATCGTACATTTCCACTTTCCTACCCACAATTGCAGGAGTAGCGTTGACAACCTTTGCTGTTTCAACAACTGTAGGAACAGTTTCAACATCTGTTGCTTCAATAATAGCAATATCAGGGCTAACAGTAGCAACGGTATTCTTTTCTACTGTTGGTTTGACTTTTCTTTTAATCATATATGTATGCGCTGATACATAATACAACCTGTTTAACATTTGCTTTTCAGTTAGATTGTACTTTGGAGCCAAACGTTTTGCAAGTTCTTTGATCTTGGTCCCATTGCGCATCTCCCTTTTAATTTCTGTAATTTCTGCTGTCTTAAAAATGCTTCTTCTTGACATGTGCTTTGCTTTTATTTGTGATTTAATTGGTTACCAGATTTCAAATCCTCCACATTTACGGAGGAATGTTACGAAGTTTGTTACATGATATAGAGGAGCGCTGTGTGCTGAAAATGCTAATGTACCATCATCAGCCACCACCCCATTATAAAGAACTGTGCCTATTGGATAGTCTTGGTCTAGCTTTTCTGTTCTATTAGGACCAATAAAGCCACCAGTGGCTGTACTCCATGCACCTAAGCATAGATAGAATCTATCATCCTCATCATGCATGTTAGCATTGTTAAGGATCATAAATGCCTCAATAGCATCAGCTAGCATGTCACAATCCTCCTGTGTCTTCAAGCCACTACCACTATTCTCACCCCAACTTCTTGTGTCAAAAGGAAGCTCTGTAGCATGTATAGCCATATCAGCTATTGCATGTATTGGTCTCCAGCCCCACCAATTACTCCTGAAATACACACCAGGATTTACACTATGGAATAGGTCCATAGAGTTAAAATACTGGCTTTTTTCATAATCTGTGGCTGTGCTCCAATTTGGTTCTTTTGGGCGATCCCCAACTATTTGAGGATTTATCCCAGCAATGTCTACTCCCATAATTGATTTTTTAACTTTAAATAATCTTCCATCATTTGATTTGCTCTCATTATCCCACTCCTATCAATAGATAGTCTACCAACATGGAGGTCTCTCATCCATGTATGGAATTTGGGATCTAATTGTGTCTGTGCTCTTTCAGCCTCAATTTCTTGAAGCCTCTCTAATGTAATGTGCTCTAAGGTCATATGCTTGTTTTTAATATTAAGAATCATCGTCCATATCTGTATCATCATCATCTTCATTATTGTATATTTCTCCTTCTCCTTTACATACAGGACATGCCACATCTGGTGTAGCACCATATCCTGATCCATTACAATGGTGACATAACCAAGGACCCTCATCATCATCATCATCATCATCCTCATAATAATCATACATTCCCACTAGAGTCATGGTCACCTTATTTGCATACATAACAGGATTGATTTCTTCCTCATGAGCAAAGTCCCATTCGTCTATCTCCACATCTACAAACCCATCCCATTCACTAAGAATGAAGTTGATGTCAGTAAGTTCTATGTCTCTGAGCTCATCAACATGGTCTCCCTCATCCCACCAACCTATTTCATGTGGTTCTGCTAACACCTGCTCATCATAGATTAAATAGGGCTCAACAGGTGCACCATATATGGTGATAAATTCTTCGAGGGGTTGTGAGGGAGTTTTGTCAAGCGCCCATATTTCTGTGTATTCTTTTCTAGTGCCAGGATTGAGTTTAGTGATAAACCACATACCAATTTCAAGTTGCTTAGGCATATAGCTCTTAAGCACAAGTTCAGCTATATGATGCATTATTTCTTGTTTTGAAGGTGTTTCTTAATGTCTGCCTCCTTGAATGTGCGCTTCAAAGGACTAGCTGCACCCATTGGGTCTTGTGTATTATCTACACGAACACAACTGTATATGCCTTGTCCTAAATCAGCCACCACCTTCCAAGTCTGATATAAACTACCACCAGATGTGCCAGCTTCATACCTTTCAATGTGTTTTCTAAAGATTGTTCCCACCATAAATAATTGATTTACAATTTGTTATTTAAATATTCTTGTTCATTAACGTAGTTCTCTGCATCATTTATATGATTGCATTGAGCATCTGTATAGCCAGCATTATAATCTCTTATACGTTGCTCTTTCTCCATTGCTTTAGCTTGTTGTACTGCATTATATGTTGTTGCATCGTAAGTAACCATTGCTTTTGGTATTAGTTGTTCAACTAACCATTCTACTGCTGTTTGTTGTGCCATGTCTTTAAATTTTATGTCACGCATAGCGTAACGTTTAATACTAGCAAACATGCTTTAGTTTGTTAAGGTGATTGAACCATTAAAATCTTCAAAGTTATCCATATTCCAGTCTGTCACATCCTCAATATCCATTGTTCTAACATAATCTGGACAGTTTAAAGGAATAGCAAGAGTGTCTGCTATGAATAAATAAACATATCCATCATCCTTACTTGTCATAAGTTTGGGATACTTGCTTGTTGACTTTTTAGTCACGAACGTGTTAATTGCCATAAATAATTGATTTAAAATGTGTTGTGTTAATAATCTGCATGAATTTTACCAAAAACTTCATGCACTACTTCCGAGTTTGGACGTGTTTTACTTCCTAATATGTCAACCATAAGTGTCATAATATGTAAAATAATCACAAATAAGTGAGTTAAAGTGTGATGTGAATACACTTTTACGTACATAAAAGTGTGTACATGTTACGATTTTATGGACTTAACATGAATGACACCATCCTCAATAGTGATGTATTCACCACTGGTGCCCAGTGCATCTATCATAAAATACCTATTACCAAAGGCCTTCTCATAGCCTATTAAGTCAATCTTGGTCACTTGTGTGTGTCCTACCACCTGTTTAAAGGTGTTTTTAAGCTCTGTATCCTTGTTAGCTCTCATTAACGACCTTATCCTTATCCAAATAGGTGATTGCTCCTCATTGTCCCCTGTAGGGTCTATATAGCTCATTTTCTTCATGCTGACAGCCATACCAAAGCTAAATGTATTAGGCTTATGCTTAAACAGCTCATTTAGCTGGTCCACTATTGTGTCCACAGTCCATCCTCCTAAGCCAAACACACCATCCATAAACTTAGCACTCACACCAGCATGCGTAAACAGGAAGTCATCCATCCTATATGCTATTTGTAGATGTTCTCTATTAGCATCTAGAACAGGACCTATTTGAAAGCTGCCCATGTGTTGGTAGCCTGATGTACCTGTATCACCTATTTCAGGGAAATAATGATGATCGTGGTTGCCTATTAGACATATCACCTCTATATCTGCATCCTTTTTATACTGAATGATGTCCAGGAAGTTGTTTAGCTGCTCTTCCAGCTTAATATCAAACGAATCAAAATAATCTCCTATAAATATCACTCTATCAGGCTGCTCTATGTGTGTAATGAGCTTCCAAAATGATGTTCCATGTGTGTCACCTAGCACTAATGTCTTCATAATCAATGTTTTAACCTACATAGCGTTGGTATTCAAGCCATATATTATTCTAGCCTTTCTTTTCTTCTTTAGTTTGACTTTAAGCTGTTTAGCCTTGGTTTGCT